ATGGCATAGAAAACAGGTCGAAAAAATGATAGACAAAATGGACTTAAACACTGATGATATAAGGTTCAAATGATAATAGACTCTCGTAAAAGATGTGTAGACTGTGAGCCAAAGAAAGGCTTATGGTTAGCTATAAAAGGTGCGGTATACGAAAGGTACTCTAAAAACAAGCTAATCAATCAAGAATACTTTTGCCAGCCTCATTGGATAGCAAGGGGGCGGCCAAAGCCAGAGAAAGTAGTTTATTAACAGGTGTACATTAAAAATAACGTGGTATAATAAAAATATATGAACCAACTAACACAAGAGGAAATAACAAATTTGCTCGCCTTAATAAAAAGAGCAAACATTACAGGAGCTGAGGCGTTGCCAGTAGCTATGCTTCAGCAAAAATTATCAGCCTTACTGACACCTACGACTGAAAAGCCAGCTAAGAAATAATGAGAAAACCAGTTCTAGATGAAATTGAACTACAAAAAGCAAAGTTCCTCAAAGGAAAAGGAGCCACAAAGAGAGAGTTAGCGTCACTGTTCAATGTAGGTCAAAGCACAATATGGGATAACGTATTTAGAAAGGTAACAATTCACACAGAGATACAAGAGAAATGTTCAAGATGTGAGATAAGATTAAAGAAAGAAGTAGTAATAGAGAACGGCATTAAGAAGCTACCTTTTAACTACAAACTAGGTGACAAGTGCCTAGATTGTGTGCTAGAATTAAAAGGAGTTAGCTGGGAAGAATTACAAGCGTTTGGCATAAAAATACACACATGAAAAAAACACTAATAATCACAGCAATAATCATAGGACTAACAAGCACAGCGTTTGCAGCAGATAAGATAATAAAGAACCGTTACACGCTACCTGCAGGATCTTCTTATTATATAAACGCTGACGTAATAGATAGAGAGGCGGTAGACCTGTTTAAGGTAAGAGACGGTGATACCACCTGCTATATAACTTCCCTTAAAATTAACGGAGTAAGGGCTAACACAGCGATAAGTTGTGTGAAATAAATGCTTTATTGCCAAGAAGTGAATAATGATATATACGAGAACGCCCAAGATAGGTATGATGAACTTTCCCAAAAAGTACAAAAAGGACTAAGAAATAAGTTATGTAACAGGTGTGACAGCAAATTAGAATTAAAAGGAAAAATCCACTACATTGTATTTTCAAACAAAAAAGTATTATGGTGGCATGAAGGTTGCCCAATGAATAAGAAACATGGCTAAAGATAAATTACTAACCCCACAACAAGAAGCATTTTTAAGCTACTACACTAATCCAAAGAGTGAGACATTTGGTAATGCTAGACAGAGTGCTCTAAAGGCAGGATATGCTGAAACTTACGCTGACAACATAACAGATTCTATGCCAGAATGGTTATTGGAAAACATTGGAGACATGAAACTTCTAAATAAGGCTGAAAAAGTCCTCAATTCGACACTAGATTATGAGCCAGTAAATAAAGAAGGAAAGATTGATACTTCACTACTATCAATACAGAATAAAACAGCTCAATTCGTAGCAGAAAGACTTAATAAGGATAAGTATTCAAGTAGACAAGAGCAAACAGGTAAAGGAGGAAAAGACTTAATACCAGACACTTTATCAAAGGAACAAAAGGAGAAACTACTAGCATTATTGAATGACTAAACAAGCCTTACAAAGAATGATAGAGGGAACTAAAGATGAGAGGCTGTTCTTGGCGGAGCAGTCTTTTATGCTTTTTGCTATCTACTACTTTCAAGAGTATTTTAAATATGGGATAGCAGACTTTCACAAAGACTTTAATAACGACCTACACGATTTAGTAAATGGAGACATAAGGGAAGTGGCTTGGATTGCTTTTAGAGAGAGTGCAAAGACTTCATACGCAAAACTGTTCATTATCTGGTTGATAGCCTTCAGCAAGAAAAGGTATATAAACGTAGATTCTTTCGATAGAGAGAACGCTGAGCGTATCTTATTCGATATAGCCTTTGAAATGGTAAATAACGCAAGACTAAGGAGCGACTTTGGTGTGCTCTTTTCAAAGGAACGAGGCATACAAGATATTAAACAAAACAGAATAAACAACTTTGTTACAGAGAATGGAATCCGTGTTGAGGCTCACTCTACGCAGGAATCAGTCCGAGGTAGAATACACTTAAACCAACGCCCCGACTTTCTATTGTTTGACGATATAGAGACTAATAAGACTAAAGACTCAGAAGCGTACACTAAACAAGTCAGAGATCACCTGACAGAAGCTCAGGCTGGTATGAGTGCCGAAGGCTTTATTCTTTATCTTGGAAATTACATCACAGAATATGGGAATATTCAGTGGCTAATGGATAGAGCTAAGAACGACAAAGGACTTCGTATAAGAAACATTCCAGTCATAGGCGATGACGGAAAACCTACTTGGGAGGCTAAATATGCCCTCACAGACGATGAGGCTAAGAAAACAGGCAAAGTATCAATCGAAGACAAACAAAGGCAGCTAGGCTCGCTGGTATTTTCCTATGAGATGATGAACAAGCCTATTGACGAGCTATCTGCTGAATTTAAAAGAGAATACGCTCAACCTATTACCGAGCATGAGGTATCTCAAAAACAGACTAATTGCTATATAACTATAGATTCTGCTGTTAGCGAGAAGGAAAGTGCCGATTTCACAGGAATAACAGTTAATAGGGTAGATGTTAATAATAAATGGTATGTTAAAACCTATAAACTAAAGGTTAATACTAGGGATTTGATTGATCACTTGTTTTTTTTACATAAAACCTACAGTCCAATGTTTATTGGGCTGGAAGAAACAACTTTCACCATAGCAATACAGCCTTTTATAGAAGATGAAATGAGGAAACGGCAAATATTCTTTTCTATTACCCCAGTTAAACACAAAGGTCAACAAAAAGAGCTGAGAATAAGAGGCCTAATTCCACGCTGGGAAAGTAAAAGTATATTTCTAGTTGGTGACAATTTTGACTTGCTTGACGAAATGAGAGTTTTCCCTAATGGGCAACATGATGACATACTTGACTCATTGGCCATGCAGCTTCAATACGCAGAACCAGTATTTTATAAACCTGATTTTTCGCTAGATTCACAGGAATCAAACAATGCCATTTGACATTAGGAAAGATAATCAAGTATAATTTAAAAAATGAAACCTAAAAAATACAATATTGAATTTAATTTCAATGGTATAACAATTAAAAAGAGAGCAGAAAACATAAAAAAAGCTATTTTATCCATTTCTCCTGAACAACTATATACAGAAATGTTTATACAGATTGCTCCAGTTGGAAGCAAAGATTTCTTGGGCAGAAAACTGCCACTTTTTAAAGCTAAAAGGTTGTTTTTCGATGAAGATTTTTTAGATGTATTTATTATTAACTTAAATTTAAACTAAATTGGAAAATACTGACATATTTGGATACATAAAGACTCAAGAAAACCTTTGGCAAACAGAGAGAGTGCCTCTAACAAAGTCAAAAGATTGGAACATGAGAGAGCATATAGAGAGATGCACCAACGTAGCCAATGGGTGGTATCATTCAGGTAAAAATGACGGCATCAGAAGGTACGATGACATTGTTACTCCTATAGTAAACGTATCTTTCAGAAGTGAGGGTTTTGACGTTAAAGACATTATTCCCTATGTGGATAGGGCTGTAGATAGCTATAAATCTTTTATAATAAAGAAAATGCATCCGCGGTGGGCTAGAGATATAGGATTAGACACGTTGATTGATGACGTAGTAGAAACTTCCGTGATATACGATTTGGTGCTAGTAAAGAATGTAAACGACAAGATACCAGAAGTAGTTGACCTGAAAACCCTAGCTTTCTGTGACCAAACAAACATAATGGCTGGGCCGATTTGTATTAAACACCAACTTACGGTGGCAGACTTATTGGACTATAAAGGAAAGTGGAACGACGATGCTATAAAAATGGCCATTGAATTAGCAAAGGAAGAGACAACTAATAATATTGTTGGGGAACAAAAGGCAAAAACACCTAGTAAATACATAGAAGTTTACGAACTAGTTGGACACTTGCCCGAATATTGGGAAAAAGACACTGGTGAGATGTATAAATATACACCTCAAAGGCACTATGTTTGCTTTTATACTTCAGCAGATGGACAAAAAAATGGTATTACCTTATTTAAGGGTAAAGAAAAACCACTAAATCAGGTTTTTAAGGCTCTAAAGATTGATAGAATTAGAAGTAAAGGTAGAGCTTGCGGTAAATCTATAGTAGAAAGCCTTTTCGAAGAACAAGTTTGGGCTAACTATGATGCGCAAAAAATAAAAGAAATCCTAGATAGTGCTTTTAATTTGATTATTACTGACTCAACAGAAATAGGGAATCAGAAAATTACAGAATTAAAGAAAAACACTATCCTCAAACAAAACAAAGGAGACAGTACACAATTGTTTACTTCAAATCTTGGCAATTTGACTGCATTTACCAATGACAAACAAGAACTTGAGCAAAGAGCTAGAATAAAAGGTAGTGCTTCAGACCCAGCACTAGGCATAAATCCAGTTTCAGGCACACCCCTAGGAACAACGCAGACAGTAATCCAAGAAGGTCAAGGTATTCATCAATACAGACAAGGCAAGATTGCCACATTTTTTACTGATGAGATATACAAGGACTGGGTTCTTCAATGGTTAGTTGACGATTTGCTAAAAGGTGGCAAGTTTTCAGCAGAGCTAAGTCTTGATGAGATGTTAGAAATTGGAGATGCAATTGCAAAAAATGAAACCGAGAAAGAGCTGAAAAAACTCTTTCTCAAGGGGAAAGTCGTGGATGAAACCAAAAGACAGGAAATGATAGAATTATATAAAAAAGATTTTGTGAGTAAAGGAAACAGAAAGTTTTTTGAATACTTCAAGGATGATTTCAAGAATGTCCCATTGGATGTGTATGTGAACATTAAAGGTAAGCAAAGATACATGGCCCAAAACGCCGATAAAATGTCTAACATTCTTAGGGAAGTGATGAGAAACCCACAAGCCTTTAGCCAAATTCCAGGACTGGGTAAAGTATTTAACCAGATGATAGAAGAAAGCGGACTTTCGCCGATAGATTTCACTCAGATAACGAAACAACCAGATCAACAAACAGTTGAACAACCTTCCCAAGTCGGGGAAGAACAATTAAAAGTTAACGAATAAATTATGATTTTTACAGATTTAGAGAAAGTAAAGATTGAAACATTTTGTCAAGATGAGGAAATGTTTAACGCAGTCAAAAAGGGGTTACTTTACATTATGTACAACGAAGGAGTTGTATCTGAAGGTGAAGTTTCAGTAAGAAATAGCGCGTTCAATTTAATAGCAAATGTTTACGCTAAAGATGAAGTGGTCTCTAACGAAGCATTGGGTGAAAGATTGAGGGCTTTGTATGAAGGGGTCGATGCAGTAGAAAACGCTTTGGCTCAACTACAAAAGGTGACCACAAAAGTGGAAAGTCCTTATGTTAAGGAGGAGAATAAATCAATATAATTATGGAAACATTCGCAACAAGTCCGTTAAATCTGACAGCAAGTGCATTAGTTAAAACAGGCCAAGGTATTTTAGCAGGAATGTATGTTAATTCTACAACTGCTGGAACGATTAAGTTTTGGAATAATACAAGTGCAGCAGGAACAGTAATAAATAACACCATCACCCCAGCGGTAGGGTATCACAATTTGGGCAATGTAAACTTTACGACTGGATTATACGCAACAATTGGGGGAACTTTGGACGTTACGCTCCATTTCAAGTAATCCACAGTTTGACATAGATATTAGCAACAAGTTATAATTAAATTAATCAAGAATCCGCAACTTTGTAAAATAGCGGACTAACTAGAACATCACTATGATAAACGATGAAACAACAGCTGACTTGGAACAGCTTGATAATCAAGACCAGGGCGAGAACAACCAAGACGATGGTCAAGGTGAACCTCAAAACCAATCCCAACCATCTCACGAAGATGAAAAGGACTGGAAAGCAGAAGCCCTCAAATTAAAAGCTATTCTTGAAAGAAACAAGAACAAGCCAAACAGAGAGCCAAGCAAAAAATCAGATGGTTTTGACTATGGAGTTAAAGCGTATCTTAAAACTGAAGGAATTGAGTCTAAGGATTTTGATTGGGTTGAAAGTGAGTTTAAAAATTCGGGACTGAAAGACGTAGAAAGCCTTTTAGCAAACCCGTACTTTAGGTCACAACTAGACGAACGCAAATCTTTAGAAAAAACCAAAAATGCCACAATCAGAGGTAAGTCTCCTAGTGGAGTTTCAACTGATTCAATAGAATATTGGCTTACTCAAGACTTCAAAGAAGTTCCAGCCAACTTGAAATCTAAAGTTATAGAGGCAAGGTTAGCTAAAGAAAATCAAAAGAACGTATTTTACAACTCTAAATAAACACTATCTGATAAATTACAAGTTTAATTTATCAAAAAATGGCAATTGTATATAAAGAAGAAGTCGAGACAAGACTTCAGGAACGACTAACAAATCCTTCTCTATGGAAAGAGGTTTGTAAGGTTTCTTACACAGACGTAGGAATCTTAAATAATCCATATCTAACAGACTCAACTCAGTACACTGGTACTCGCGGCACAGGTTACGATTCAGTAGCTGTTGCAACAGTAAACGATAGTATTTCAATCACTGGATACATCGGTTCTGCTCAACACATTGACCGTGCAGACTTGGCTCAAAAGTCATTCTCTGACTGGATGGAGATTGCAGACAACATGGCAACTGTTCTTGATGAAGGAATGGAAACCCAAATGCTTGCAGAACATGCACAGTGGACAGACTTTGACGCTACAAAAATCGGTCTAGCTGCTGGTAACATAACTGTTGCTATCACAAACATCAAGAAAATAATCGCAGCTATGAAAACCCAAGTTCGTCTTGCTAAAGGTAAAACTCTAGCAAAGAGAAACGGATTGTTCATCGTTTGGAGAGAAGCTGATTTCGAACTAGTAGAATTGTTGGCTTCAAGTGAAGGTTTTAACACAGCAGATGACGCTCTAAAGAACGGAATCAAGCAAGGTTTTGAATATCTTGGTGTTGAACACTATTCTTCTACATTCCACACAGCTGGCCACGTTTTTGGAGGTGTTAAAAAGGCTTTCAACGTAGGTGTTGTTAAGTCAACTTACGGTCTAATTACAGAAGTTCAAAATCCAGTTGTTTCACAAAAGCAAATCTCTGGTATTGGATTGGAAACTCGTATTGACTCTAAATATAAGGCCTGGACTAAGATGGTTCCAGTGTTGTTCGATATTCTGGTAGCATAACTTATTTAGGTCGCTTATTATTAGTTAAACGAATAAATAAATATGGCTTTACCAGAAGGAAAAAATCCAACATTCGATACAATAAAAACCAAAAGAGCAATCATTAGTGACTTGGGTGCGACTCGCACACTTTCAATTGATGAATCAGGCTCATTGATTCTATTGAATCGTGCAGCTGGAGTAGTGGTTACACTACCAACAGCCGTGCCAGGACTTGTTTATGATTTTTTAGTTACAACTACTGTAACTTCCAACTCATATAAGGTTATCACTGGCGCAGCTACAGAGTTTTTGATTGGTGGTTACACAAACGTGGATACAGACACTTCAAATGCAGTGGCATTCTTTAGTGGAAACGGTTCAACGCACATTGCTGTAACACAGGCAGCCGCAAGTACCAACTCAACTGGAGGTATAATCGGCTCAAACCTACGCTTTACCTGTCTATCAACCACTCGCTGGATGGTAGAAGGAACAGTGTTTGGTGCAGGAACAGTAGCAACCGCGTTTGCGACAAGCTAGTGTCTTTACTTTTCTCATCATTATTGGTGGGAAAGTATAAGGACATTAAATAATAAAATAAATGGCACAAACAAAATCACAATTAGATGCTCTCATAGATAGAAATTGTAAAACAAACTCTGTTTCTTATACTATTGTCGATAAAACCGCAGACGAAAATTTGGCGATGGCTAAGGTATGGGCATTAGCATTTAAATCAAGTGGAAGATGGCAGTACGATGATACTAATCATGTCGCTTACCCCATAATAGCTACGGCTTTGGTGTCTGGGCAGAGAGACTATACATTTACTACAGACGAACAAGGTAATCTTATATTAGATATATATAAGGTAATGATAAAGAATCCGTCAGGAGTGTATGTAGAGATCCCGAGCGTAGACCAACAATCAGATTCGGACATGTCTTCATTCTATGATGGTCAAAACACCACAGGCACGCCAACACGCTACGATAAAACAGCAAATGGGATATTTTTGGATTGTATACCTAATTATAGTTTTGCTGGAGGACTAAAGGTATTTATAAACCGTGAAGGTTCGTATTTTACCACTTCAGATACAACTAAAATGCCAGGATTTTCAGGCCTTTTCCATGAATATGTGGCCCTAGAGCCGTCTACAAGA